CGGATCCCCCGCTCCTCCGTTCTCACCCTAAAACTTAAATACTCCCGAATTATATTCTTACATTGACACATCTCCCTCTACACAGACAGATCCCCAATCCCGCAACTTTAAACCGCGAAGGTTAGACAGGCATCCCACCCGCTCCCTGAGATTGAAAGTCTCACGCTTAAACGTCTTTACGCGTTTTAATTTTACCTTTTCGATAGACCGACTTTCGTATATCGACTAGACATGCAGAACATCAAGGTTCTTGGAAATTTCCCTTTCCACGCACTCCCAATACATGGCTCGAATGCTGACAACTCAAACCCGTCAGACCGAATCATTGACTTCGCTCTCAAGAAATATCTTGACCAAGATGAAGCCGACACCGTTATCAACGGTTATCGACGATCACCATGGAATGAAGACGCTCTTAACGTCGACATAGCCAAGCTCAACTCCTCTGAACACTCAGTCCCAAAAGATGAACACTACTGGAACGCAATCAAACACGTCCATATGCTTATCAAACCTGAAGTGCCCCTCAGACCCGTGCATTTCGCTGATCTCCGCCGCTACAAATGGCGACTCTCAACGAACATCGGCGCTCCCTTTGCTCAGTCAACAAAATGGCAAAAATATGTCAAGGACAAGTACAACCACATTAACCGTGGCACTCCCTTCACATCCCTCTTTTCCCGTGACCTGTTCCAAGAAGCTCACCGCAATTCCGAACCCTTAGACATGACCAACACCAACATGTCAAAACACAACCTCTACTCCGAGGCGTTCTACATTACCCGCAAAAACATACATCTAATCAAAGAAGGACACAAAAGCAACTCAAACGGCAAAGATCTCCGCTACTGGAATACAGCTTTCGCTCGACAGCATCTCGTCAAATCTGACGCTGAAGACAAAGTTCGACTAGTATTTGGCGCTCCATTCACATTGCTCACAGCTGAACTCATGTTCATCTGGCCGCTTCAAGTCCATCTTCTCCACATGACTGGAAGAAATTCCACCATGCTCTGGGGATTCGAAACCATCCAAGGCGGTTGGTATCGACTCCGCAACTTCTTCTCTCGGTATGCACCGAAGCACGACACTGTCATCACTCTTGACTGGTCTGGCTTTGACCGCACTGCTCGACACTCCGTGATCAGAGATATCCACCAACACATTCTCCGACCCATCTACGATTTCGACTCTTACCACCCGACAAAAGATTACCCCACCTACTCCTCTGAACCAGGCGAACAGCCAATCCCCCAACGACTCCAAAACCTCTGGGACTGGATGACTGACTCCGTCCTCACTATCCCCCTGCTCCTCCCGAACGGCGACCTCCTCACTTTTCTCCATTCTGGTATATTCTCAGGCTACTTTCAGACTCAAATATTAGATTCTCTGTATAATAAAGTTATGATTTTCACCATCCTCTCTCGTATGGGCTTCGACCTCAAAAAAGTCGTGCTTAAAGTACAAGGCGACGATTCTATCATTCTCCTATTATGCTGTTTCATTCTCATTGTTACCTCGTTTATGACTCTCTTCCAACACTATGCTACCTACTATTTTGGCGCTACTGTTTCTAAGGAAAAATCAGAAATTAGACAAGGTCTTGACGACGCTGAAGTCCTCAAGTACCGCAACAAACACGGTATACCCTATAGAGATGAACTCTCCCTGCTAGCTCAGCTCCGACATCCCGAACGTTCAAAAGACGCCAACTCCGTCGCAGCCCGCTGCATCGGCATCGCTTACGCATCCTGTGGTCAGCTCCCCCGCACCTACATGATATGCGAAGACGTTTACAAATACGTCACAAGCAACTATGACGCTAAAGCCAGTCAAAAGGAATTAAATCGCATGTTCCAACATTTGGACATCGAACTCCCTTCCGACAGGTTCCCAACGCTCATGGACACCATGGCTCACCTAATGGACAATCAGGCATCCCCTGCTAGCTACCATTGGCCGCAAGACTATTTCTTAGGTCTTCCGGGTCGCACAGATCCTCGCGACATTTAGATTCTCTTCTAAACAGACAAAAACATTTAGAAAATTAAATAAA